CGCCAATCAGAAGCTGATATTCAAGCCAGCGGGCAATATTCTCGCCCATGTCGTTTACGACAAAACTGACGATGTCAAACTGGCTGTTGTTAACAAGGCTCTTGGAAACCTTGGTCAGAGCGCCTGCAAGGAATGCCTGCAGAGTAATGCTCTGGAATTTGCCGGTTGTGGAGGCCAGCTCGGTGAACTCGGAAGCATAAGCAACAGTGATCCCTGTCTTATTAGCTTCTCCGGCCTTCGGATAATACGGAATCTGCAGAGTGCCTTTCACATTGTATCTGGTCGCTTTTGCGGCAACCGGGCAAACATCAAAGACCTTCTTGATGATCTTGTTTGCGATCGTGGTCGGGATGGTGGCTGCACCATCTGTTTTTTCCAGGTTATAATCAGTTCTTTCCTCGGATACTACACCGCGCAGGAAATCTGCAAATGCCCGCTCTTCAGACAGGGCTCTTTCTTCTACAGTCATTTCTTTACTCTCCTCTTTCTTCTCTTCCACCGGCTTCAGCTCCAGATCCCTGGCCCTCTCCTCTGCCTCGATGGTGTTCTTCAGATTGGTTGCTTTGCTCTGCAGATCGTCAAAGGTGGCCTGCTCCTCTTCTGTAAAAGCACGCTCCTCGCCGTTGTCGTCGACTGCTGCAGCTGTCATGGTTTCCATCTGTTCGATAATTGCGTTTTTCTTTTCCTCAAGTGCTTTGATTCGCATATCTCTGGTCATCTTCTGACCTCCTTTCGCGCATAAAAAAAGCACGGTCTCTCGATCGTGCTTGGAATCATTTGAGTGATTCGATTATTCTTCTGTTTTCAGACTGGTAGTCAGGCTTCGGTTTTGGTTCCGGCTCCGGCTGTGGTTCCGGCTCAGGTTCATCAGCCCGTATTTCCGTCATGTCTACGAATTCAATGTCCTCAGACATCGCAGCTCTATACTCCACAGATTCTTCAGTGTCTGCCCGCACCTCTATGGAGGTGGAGGAATACACCGGAACCTTGTGCATTACGAGTGTAACCTCATCCATATCGAGATCCGTGATATGTCTGACCGGCAGGCCTTCCGCCCGCTGTTCAAGCGTATCTTTCGGATTCCTGATATTAAATGACCATCCCCTCAGTTTACCGGCTTTTGCTCCGTCAATCACTTCCGGATCCGTGATTACTGATTCTGCTCTGAGTCCCACGGCATCCTCTTTAACATTAAGAGTGCCTGCCTGTGTGCTTGCCAGAATCCGCAGTGGATCGTGATCGAGAAGCATATTAATGTTTTCTGCACGTTCAATGGCTTTTGCGAAAGCCCTCTGCTCGATAACCTCGATCACTCTGCCATGCGGTGTCATGACCGGACGGCTTTCTCTGCCGGGAACATTTACATATCCACTGATGTGCAGTCCATCAGCTCTCAGTTCCGCTCTCATCCTTCTCACCTCCTTCCGTTGATACAGTTGCTGTGCTTGCTCCCTGACCGTTTTTAAGGTTCATACTTGCGTTTGTGTTTGGTGTGTAGATCTCTTTCGTCTCAGGATTGTAGAAGACGGTATTCAGATTCAGCTGGAGCCAATCGATGCCGAGCGGTTCCATATCTTCCTTCTGCCGTACTTCATCAATCTGAAGGAAATTCTTTTCGAGTCCAATCTTGTACGCTTCGTAACGTTCCTTAATGGAACCTCGCGTGAGCTCTTTGGTGTCGAAACTCCAATAGTAATGCCCTTTTTCGGATTCCATCAAAAGGTCTCTGTTCAGACTGCACTCGATATCTGTCATGACGGCGACGCACGCACGAATGAACTGATTCATGTCGTTTTCCGTCATGGAATTCCCCGTAACGCTTCCATGCACCATTGATGCCGGGATGCCGAATAGCTTACAGATCTCCTGAGCATTACTGGACTTGTTTTCGTTCATCTGCAGTTCCTGAGCTGTTGCTGACGCTTCCTGGAATTTCGTTCCGTTGTTCAGCACAACCACATTCTCATCAGATGATCCGTATAGTCTCCGGAAAGCATCCTTCAGGGCTGTCAGGGCCTTTTCACTCAGTGGCTTCTCTGCCTGCAAAAAGCCGCGTTTCGTGCCGCCCTTTTTGGCCTGCGCAAGCTCAAACGTCAGCTCGGAATAAGCGACGTCAATCACAAGCGGATTCTCATCAATGATGCTTCTGGATTCCATTCCGTCTTTCGTTTTTCGAAGAAGCTTCAGGAATTCAAACGGCTTATAGGTATGCCCCTGTATCAGAATTGAATACTCTTTGAAAATCGGGTCAAAGTTTTTCATTCCGATAAAGACATCTTCCTCATTCACATAGTGAATGCTCTGGAAAGACTGCCCATGCCGGTTAATATAAGCAAACCCGCCCTTTCCGAGGTAATAATCCTCAATCAGAGCACGCCAGAACTGCTTTGCTGTCAGCGTATCACCTGTATCATCATTCAACAGGCGTACACGAAAATCATCCGTAACAATCTTCACATCACCTTCGGACGTCATTTCCAGCAGTTGAATTGGCAGTCTGCTGATCGTGTTTGAGATCAGCGTGATACACGCTTGAACTGTTGGGATCTGAAGCGCCATCTCTTTCGTGACAGTATCCTTGCCGATAAGCGCCCGGAGCAAAGGATCGCTTGCAATTTCAGGCTCCAGAGCAGTGTCCGCTCTGATCTCTGGTTTCCGTCTCAGAAAATCAATTAATCCCATATCCATCCCCTCTGCTATACAGTCTGAACCACAAATCCGTCATCACCGAAAATGATGTCCTGTTGGAGCAGGTAAACGGCGTCAATGGTTGCCATGACCGCATCAACTTTGCCATTGGATTTCTTTTTGTTTACATAGCTTCTCATGCCGGTGTCATAAGTACATCTGGCATTTTCATAATTTATTTCATACAGTCGATTGTCTTCATATCGAAACTTCTTGTTTAAGATCTGTTCCTTTAGAAGCTTCGTCGGCATATGAAGCGTATCTGAATGCTGTCTAACCTCGACTGTATTGTATTTCTCTTCCCATTTTTGAGCGGAAGACAATGCGTTGTACCTGTCGTAGCCGATGGCCTGAATAGAAACTCCGTATTTTTCTTCAAGACCGAAAACATAATCCTCGATCACGGAATAATCCACAGTCATGTCTCCACACGCGATACACTGTCCGCTATTGATAAATCTTCTGTAATCCAGCTTCTCAAATCTTGTCTTTTCCTCGATCCGCCCTTCCGGGATGAAAATCATCGGCAACGCAAGAATGTTTTCGTCATCATCAACGCTGACCATCACGACAGAACAGTTATCGTTTGTCATTGCAAGGTCGACGCCCACGTAAACCACACGGCCAGACCAGTCTATCTTTGCTGTTCTGCAGGCTTGTATCTGATCAACAGAAACATAGCTTTCTGTGCCGACGCCCTGATAGATGATGTTGCAATGCTTCGTGATGAAGTTCTCGCGCTTACTTTCTATCTCTATAGCATCTCTGCGCTTGTCCAGAAGTTCATCCCATACAGACGGAATCTCCAATGCCAGCGGATTTGCATGTCTCAGGATACTATCATCCGTCGCCCAATCTTTCGTGTTGTCGGGCTCATACAAAAGCGAAAACACTTTGTTGTTATCAATTAGACCGTCCAAAACCTTCTTGCTATATGCAACTTCATCTTCAAAAGGATTCTGGCTTGTGGGATATTTTGTGGAAATAACAAACCCCAACCTATTCATAACAAGCAGCTGGCCAGACCGCATTGCCTCGATTGCGTACGCTGTCGGAAGCGCTCCGGCTTCATCACAGATAAAAACTGATGGCTCCTTGCCGTCTAATCTGCTTGTTGAGTAGTTAAGCGGTGTGTACCTGGTTTTCGTAGGCTTATGCAGAATATAATCCCGCAGCACCTTGAATTCTCCATCCCCAAAAACATCTATGTTTGTATTTATGATTGGCTCGATGGCCTCTTTTATTTCTCTGGCAAGCTGACCATCCGGAGCAACTGAAAAGAACCGACTATACGCCGGTTCCAGATAAAACAGTAATATGAACAGGAAGCCAACAATAAAGGACTTACCGTTTTTTCTCGCAATTTCAAGAAGTACACGCTCATATCTGCGCTTTCGCTTGTCATCAATTCTGACCGTACATATGGTCGCCGTGATTAGCAGCCATTGATAAC